TCCGGCCATAAAATCCGCCAATGACCACAACCAGAATAATCAGCTAAATAATTAACATAACGAGGTAGCGTTGCTTCTCTGGGTTGTAAATTTTCTTCCTTTCTTTCACCTAGTGGATTACTAGTTTGTATGTTTACTGCATAAGGCGAGGCTATAGGTGTTGGAAAAGGCGAAGGACCTGTAATCATAATATATATAGTTTAAATTTCTTTGTAATCTAGTCTCTTGGTAATTCCATTTTCTTTTTCAAGATAAATTACATCACCAGTTACAGCTTTAATAGATTCTTTTCTATGGGAAATAACAATAGAACATTCATCTAACTCTTCAACTCTATCTTGTAATATATAAGTTATCAATTCAATACCCTTTTCGTCAAACGACGAATCAAACAACTCATCATATATAGCTATATTATATTGAACACCGCCTTGCAATCTTCTTATATCGGAGAAGGTAAACAAGCACGCTAAATCAATTGACTTACGTTCAGCTCCTGAAAAGTTAAAATAAGAGCAAACTTTATTTTTTTCATTCAAAATTTCTTCTTCAAAATATTCA